TGGCGCAGGTGCCCTCCTCCGGCTCCCTGTACGGCCCTGAGTGCCGTGCGTTGTTCGGTGTGCCCAAAGGGAAGAAGCAGGTAGGCGCGGACGCCAGTGGTCTTGAGCTGCGCTGTCTCGCGCACTTCATGGGCCGATGGGATCACGGCGCATACGCGAAGGTGATCCTGGACGGTGACGTACACACGACCAACCAGCTCGCTGCTGGCCTTCTCACCCGCAACGAAGCCAAGACCTTCATCTACGCCTTCCTCTACGGAGCAGGCGACGCGAAGATCGGCTCGATTGTCGGCAAGGGTGCGAAGCGTGGTGCCGAACTGAAGGCACAGTTCCTGAAGGGACTGCCGGCACTGGATGCGCTCATTAAGGCAATCCAGCAGACCGTGCGCAAGCAGGGATACCTGAAGGGCTTGGATGGCCGCAAAGTGCATGTCCGCAGTGCTCACGCTGCATTGAACACTCTGCTGCAGGGTGCCGGTGCAATCGTGATGAAGAAGGCTCTCGTGCTACTTGATGAGCGTCTGCAAGAGAACGGCCTGATCCCCGGCCTCCACTACGAGTTCGTCGCCAACGTGCATGACGAATTTCAAATGGAGGTCGATGAGGAACTCGCCGAGACCGTAGGTGCCGCCGCTACCGATGCGATCTTCCGCGCCGGTCAGCATTATGGCTTCCGTTGCCCACTGGCCGGCGAGTTCAAAGTCGGCAACAACTGGCACGACTGCCACTGAGGCAGAGCGCCACACCGGCGAGCCGTCTCCTTGCACTGACGAAGCACCGGGCGAAGAAGCGGGGCATCCCATTCGACCTCACGATTGAGGACGTGGTGATCCCCGACTTCTGCCCGGTGCTGGGCTTACCGCTCTACCGCAACACCGGAGGACTGGCCCAAGGCCCGAACTCCCCATCCCTCGACCGCAATGACCCGACCCTCGGCTACACGAAGGGCAACGTCACGGTCATCTCGTCCAAAGCAAACGCCATCAAGAGCAACGCAACTCCCGAGGAGCTGCTGCGCGTGGCCGCCTATTACCAGGAGCACAGATGAAGTCCTGCAAAGACTGCAAGTTCTATCAGCGCGCACCCGGCTATCCGTCCGAGTACGACAACTGCACCCGCAAGCGCACCTCCATCACGCTGGTCGATCCGGTACGCGGCGGTACGAAGAGGGTCAACACCACTCCGCTGAGCCACTACATCAAGTGCGACAGCGAGCGCACCTCGCGTAGCCCATGGAAGTGTGGCGTGCTAGCCCGTCACTTTCAGCCGAAGGCAACGACCCCCGAGGACTACCACCTGTGAAGGCCCTGAAGTTCATCTTCGGTGGCCTGATCGACAGCATCAAGCAACGCAGGGTCATCAAGTCCCGTGAGCGTGCCGCGCTGCACAGCCTACGACTCGCGAACATTCAAGCTCAGATCGCGACGGTTCAAGCCTCCATGGGTCGACCATGAAGCAGGCCCTCTACTACATCGTGTCCCTGCTGATCCTCGTCGCCCTCGGTGCCGGCGCATACGGAGTCTATTCGTATCGCTCGATGACAACCCGCGTCGAGAAGCTGGAAGTAACAGCGCAGCAACTCGACGACCTAACGCAACGGTTCGACACCTTCGCCAAGGAGGTCGCCTACCGCCGCGACCTCGACTCTCTGATCCGCAACAACCGGGATCGAGTCACTCACGAACTGGAGATAACCGCACGTGAAGATCAGCCCACTGCTGCTTTTCTTGATACCCCTCTGCCTACAGGGCTGCGCGAAGCATACGACCGTGCGAAGCAGCAGCGCCTTCCTGTCCCCGACCGTAATTGAGGGCCGCCACGCATCTCTCGATGCCCTGGTGGATGACCCCAAGAGCACTGGCGGCGACCTATTCAACTTCGCCGGTCAGGCGGAAGACGCACTGCTTCGCTGCAACGCGGATAAGCAGAGCGCAACCAATGAACTTAATCCCAAGGATCACTGATGTCCCAAGACCACAAAGGAAGCCCTGCTGAAGCAAGTGGCCGACCTGAAAGACGCCGTGAACAACATGAAGGAAAGTCTCAGCGTGCATGCGAACGTTGAGCACATGGTTTCCTGCCTGGACCTTCACAGGAGCAAGGTCGATCTACACCATGTCGATCAGATGCGCGAGCACATGCGTCGCCAAGTGGCCCATTTCATCACTGACGAACTGCTGCGAAGTGGTTCGATCAAGTTCAACGAAACGCTCGAAGATGACCACCGCCGCTACTGCAAGGTGCTGCGCATCGAAGGGTCGCTACAGGTTTGCTAACGATCCTCATTGACGCCGACGTTCTCCGTTACCAGCTCTCCTTCAAGAACACGAAGACAGTGAAGTGGGAAGACGAAGACGACGGCGCTGAGGTGGTGACGGCTGAGGTGGTCAATCCGGAGAAGGCGAAGGCCGACCTGGATGACTATATCGGGGAGCTTCTGGAGAAGTTCGGCACACCGCACTTCCTCCTGCCCCTCTCGGTCAGCACCAACTTCCGCAAGGCAATCCTGCCGACCTACAAGGGCAACCGCACGAAGCCCAAGCCAGCCCTGTGGAATGCCGTGGATGGATTCCTCCACGAGCTGTACCCCGAGAAGATCATCACCCGCGAGTACCTCGAAGGCGATGACATCCTCGGTCTCCTGGCGACCATGCCGAAGCCCCGGCTGTGCCCTGGCAAGCGAATCATCGTGTCCATCGACAAGGACATGCAGACGATTCCGGGGCGACTGTTCAACCCCGGCAAGCCCGACATCGGCACTCGTACGATCAGTGAGCACGAAGCCAATCTGTTCTGGATGAAGCAGGTGCTCACGGGCGACACCGTGGACAACTACAAAGGATGCCCCGGCATCGGCCCAAAGCGTGCCGACGAGTTCCTGATGCCAATCCACGAGGGCCACTTGGGTTCCTCTGTCGAGGACCACCTGGCCGCCCTGTGGGCGATGGTCACGCTCGTCTACGAATCCAAAGCCCTTACCACTGCGGACGCACTTGTCCAGGCCCGTTGCGCGCGAATCCTGCGTGACGGCGACTACAGCTTCAAGACCCAGGAGGTCAAACTTTGGAACCCCTGAACGGCTACATGACACCCGAAGAAGAAACCCTGCCGGCGACGGAACACGACGACAGTAAGGAAGCGTTCCTGCGTGCGTACGCGGCTGAGACGCTTGGCCTGATGACTGGCACGAAAGTGACGAGCGTCATCACTGACGGCATAGGTGACATCACCAGCGACGCGAAGGGATCAGGTGCCCGCTTCAATGCCGGCAAGACTCCGTATGAGCTGCTGCCCTTGGGCATCGTGTTCACTGAGCTGGCTCTCAAACCAAAGTCCGCAGCGGACGTTCTTACCGCTCTTGGCCGCTGGCAGGCAGGCGAGAACGACGCTCTGGGCGATGCGTTCGCCTACGCCATCGGTGACCACTCGACCCTGGAGTCCCTGGCGGACGCCGCTATGGTGTTCGACTACGGCCGCAAGAAATACGCAGAGTGGAATTGGGCCAAGGGGATGAAGTGGTCAGCCCCGTTGGGGTGCGCAATCCGGCACTGCGTCGCCATTCTCCGTGGTGAGGATATTGACCCGGAGAGTGGCCTTCCTCACCTGGGCCATGTCAAGTGCAATCTGCTGATGCTCCTTACCTTCGCAAGCACTTTCCCTGAAGGAGATGACCGACCGGTCAAGTGGATCTAGGAGGTGCCCGCCGGTTGTACAGCGCCCGCCGTTGAGACCGCGGCAGCGGTCCCGGCGGGATTCGCTTCCCGCTGGGCCTGCATGAAGTTAGCGAAGCTAAGGCGGGAAGCGTCTGCCTTCTCAAGAATGAAAGTGTCATTTCCTGAAGCACGCTTCATTGCTTCCACTGCGTCGTTTATGTATTCGCCAAGGTGCAACTGATGATAAAGCGTGGCGAACGCGATGGCTGTTTCGCCCCAGGTTGGTTCCTCCGACGAACCTACTAGCGCCCAGTACGGATAGTCTTCTTCCTCAAGATACATCGCCATCCTGGTACCAGCATATCCTTGACAGCTCGACATGCAGACAATGAGGTTCCCTCCGGCGCGAGCGTTGAGCGGGCGCAGTAGTTCCTTTAGTTCCTCCCAGGACATCTGCGTTCCGTCTGTAAAGCCGATACAGTTTGCGTCCCCATGCGCGCTCAAGTGAAGTATCGGAATTCGCACTGAGTGCTTGAGAATGTGCTCCTCGAATCCTTCGGTCAGACTCTTTACGAAGGTATCACGGGTCGCAGCGATCCGATGCGTGCAAGGGATAAGGTTAAGGCCCGTCACCTGTCGAATTAGATCGCCTTCACCGCGCGCACTGTAGAGATCAAGCGCGGAGGGAGACTCGACGGTGTACACCGAAAATTGGAGACGTTGTTCGGGTGGTACGGGCATCGTTTTTCCAGGGTCTATTCAGTGCGACCCTATCTACTCGGTGGAGTGCTGCTCGTCAACACACGTGCTAGGCCTGTGTCCGCCGTCCGTGGGGATATAAGTAGGAACATAGGAGGAAACAACCGTTTCCCATCAAGGGTTCCGGCGGGTTCCTGAAGACCCATTCATACACCCACGGAACCCCCTATGTCAGACAACATTCCCCTGCACGCCTACGACCTGATCGACGAGCTAAACGCGCGGTATCCCGAGGTCATCTACGACTCGAAGCTGGATCGCGATGAGTTCCTCATGCGATCAGGCGAACGCCGTCTTGTTCTCTCGCTGATGCGAAAGCGGCAGCTCGAACAAGAGGATCAGTATGTGCAGTAGTTCCCCCCAAGCGCCCAAGCCGACCGAAGCAGATAAGCCCGCCGTGATGCTCACCGCACGCGACGGCATGAACGGTTCCCAGGAGAGCGCAAGCCAGGGCCGCAAGCAACTGCGGATCGACCTGAATAACTCCACCACCTCCGCTTACGGAAGCAGTCTCGTCATCCCCACTTGAGCACGTCCGCCCCGCAGACCGTCTCAGCAGAAGGCCGTTACAACCAGCTCAAGTCTGACCGTAACACCGCCGAGTCCCGCGCGAAGCAATGCGCGACGCTCACACTGCCGACGCTTTACAAGGAAGTCTCGAAGGGCAAGTCGAGTTCTTCCCGCACCACCCCGTACCAAGGCACCGGAGCGCGATGCGTCAATTCGCTGTCCGCCCGTTTACTGCTGGCGCTGTTCCCCGCGAACGCCAACTTCTTCAAGCTGTCACCCGATGGTATGGACGCCAACACGCTCGCAGAGCAGGCCGGCATCCAGCAGGGTGAACTGGAGATGGGCCTCGCCGAGATCGAGCGCACCGTCATCAACGACATCGAAACGTCAGGCATGCGTGGACGCTTGGGCCTCGGCCTGAAGCATCTCGTTGCAACCGGCAACGTGCTGATGTACGTGCCCGACGACGGCAACGCCAAGATGTATCCGCTGACCCGTTATGTGGTTGACCGCGATGGCATGGGTTCCGTGCTGGAGATGGTCACCCTCGATAGCGTCGCCCCATCAACCATGGGGACAGAGCTGAAGTCCATCCTGGGTCTCGACAAGAACAAAGGTGCCTCGAAGGACGCTGGTCCCGAGCAGGATGTGGAGCTGTATACCCGCATCTACCGCGAGGGCGAGGTGTGGCAGGTGTACCAGGAAGTGAACAGCGTCATCGTTCCCGGCTCCCAGGGTTCCTATCCCATCGACGCGTGCCCCTGGATTCCCCTGCGGATTCCCGAGGAAGACGGCGAGGACTACGGCGCCGGCCTGATCTACGACTACTACGGCGACTTCGACGCACTGGAGAAGCTGAGCAAGGCGATCCTCAAGGGTGCCGCAGCAGCCGCCAAAGTTCTGTGGGCACTGGATGAGAACGCAACGATCCGCCCGAAGACCATCACCGAAGCCGAGTCTGGCGACGTTCTGAGGTTCAAAGCTGAGCAGCTCAAGTCCGTATCGCAGGAGAAGTTCGGTGACTTCAATTTCGTGGGCCAGCACATCGACAAGCTGGTTACCCGATTGGAGATGGCGTTCGGCGTTCGCACGTCGATTCAGCGCAGCGGCGAGCGAGTCACTGCGGAGGAAATCCGATACCTAGCTCAAGAGCTGGAAGACACCCTCGGTGGTATCTACTCGATCCTCGCGGAAGACCTTTTGCTCCCGCTGGTTCGTCGGATCATGGATCGCCTCACCCGCGCCCATCGACTCCCCGATCTGCCCCCTGGTCTCATCAAGCCCCGCATCGTTGTCGGCGTCGCCGCACTCGGCCGTGGGCAGGACATGCAGAAGCTCATCGAATGGGCACAAGCAGCTCAGCAGGCTCTCACACCGCAAGTGTTCGCACAGCGTGTGAACCCCGGCGAGCTGATGGCCCGTATGGGCGCTGCATCCGATCTGACCATGAAGGGCCTCATCAAGACTGACGAGCAGCTCCAGCAGGAACAGCAGACCGACACCATGCACCAGGCCGCCATTCGTGCAGCCCCAACCATCGCAGGTGCCGCTATGGCACCACCAGGAGATATGAGTGGCCAACAGTAATCCAGTGACCGACACGCCGGCTGATCCGGCAAAGACCAAGCCGGTCACCCCGACTCCCGTGAAGACCCCGAAGGACACAGTGAAGGCCGAG